AGCCTCTCACCGCGCTCGCGTCGGATACCGTCGACTGGGGGTGGGTAGACGAGCCTCCGAAGAGGTCGCACCTCGGGGAGTTCAGGCGCTCCGGGTATGCCAAGCGCGCGCCCATCTGGGTGACGCTCACACCCATCGGCAGGCCCGTCGAGTGGCTGAGAGACATCGTTAGCGGCAATCCCCAGCAGGGACACCCACCGCTGGAGCCGGACTGGTTCGAGCTGGTCGGCAAGCTGGACCGCGAACACTGCCCGCATCGCAGTCAGCAGAGCATCGACGAGCAGATCGCTGAGACTGACGCTCTCGACCGGGCGCAACGCATCGAGGGACGCTGGGAGGGATTCAGCATCAGCCGCCGGGTGCCGGGCTTCTCCGAGGAGAACATCATCGGCGACGAGGAGGTCGACGACCTCATCATCGAGGAGATCGGCTGGGGCGTCGACTGGGGCGAGATTGTTGGGCACACCATCCACTTCCTCGTCGGTTGGACTGGCTCGGCTGTCTATGTCCTCGGCGAGTGGTCGCCGTCCGACCGGATGACCGAGACCGAGGAGTGCCGAGCATTGCGCAAGGAGCTGCTGCTGCCCTGGGGCGTGGACTTCGACCAGGTGGCAGTCGCCCGAGGCGATTCCAACTCAGCCGGTCGCCGTGGCATCGCCTCCAGTGTCAATCAGCTCATGGACCGGGCTGTCGCCCGCGAGCTCGGCAGGAGTCGCAGCCCGTGTCCGCTTCGTCCACCGTACAAGGGGCCGGGCAGCGTCAAGGCGCGTGCACGCATCATGTCGTCGGCCTGCATCGAGGGGCGGCTCTACGTGCACCAGGACTGTCAGCGGCTCATCCACACGTTCCGTCACTGGATGGGCGGTGAGAAGCTGAAACACCCATTCGACGCCGCAGGCTATATCTGCGAGCATTGGCTTTCTCCGGTCACACGAGCCGGCGCCCCTTACACACTGGTGAGATGATGAGCAGCTACGACGACCAGGACCGCGAGACCTACGACCGACGCCAGGAGCAGCTACTCCGCGAGCGCATGCTGGATGGTCGCCATGAAAACGACATAATTTCTGAAATTATGAAGGACTACGCTCCAGAAATCGCCATGGAGCTGACTTTGAACCCCGATTTGTCGGAGAATACCTTTAGAATGGTGCTCTCGCAGCTCGCGGTGTCCTACGACGAGGCGCCCATGGTCAGCGCCGACGACGTGGAGGACTTCGACGCCATCATCACGCCGGAGATCTGGCCGAAGATGCAGCAGCGGGACCTCATCACCCGTGGACTGCGTGAGTGCTTCGTCCGTCTGGACTGGCCCAGCTCCGACAGCGTAGTGCAGGAGGTTCGCTACCGCGTCATCGCGCCAGGTCACATCGTCAAGTGCATCGCCCTCGAGGGGCAGCCCGACCGGCCTGGATGCCTGACCGAGCGACGGATGCGCACCCGCCTCGATGAAGCCGGCAAGCCCATCCGCGTCGAGACCTTCGAGACCTGGGACATCACCAAGGAAGAGCCGGTGTTCATGATCGAGGAGCTCGACGAGCGCGGCGACCGCGTCGACCGGACTGGGCTCTACCTGGACAGCGACGAGTACCCGTACCGAGACGACGAGGGAGCACCGATCTTCCCTTACGTGATGTACCACGCACAGATGCAGGACCGACTCTGGGACTACAAGGCCGGCATCGAGCTGGTCCGTGGCACGCTGCGCCTCGCTGTCGGTTTCACCAGCTGGTGGGATGCATATTCCAACTCTGCGAATCCCCAACGAGTCGCAATAGATTTGGACCTGCCAGCCGGTCAGGCTCAGACGCTCTCCCAGTCGCGCAACGTCGAGACCATCACCGCAGGGCCGAAGACGATCCTGAAGTTCAGCAGCCAGCGCGATGGGACTGGGCGCATCGACACATACCCGCCCGGCCTCTCGCCGATGGACGGCATTAACGCTCTTCGAGCCTACGCCGAGCGCCTCGCCATCTTTGCCGGCCTCAACCCCGGCGACCTGGTCGCAAGCGGCAGCCCGCAGTCGGGCATCTCCATCATCGTCAGCCGAGACGGACAGCGACGAGCACAGGCGAAGGCAGAGCCCGTCAACCGGCTCGGAGACCAGCAGCTCCTCTCCATCGCGGCACGGCTCGCCAACGCCTACGGAGGCCAGAGCCTACCCACCGACGAGCGCGCCTACACCATCGAGTATGCGCAGATGGGACTCAGCGAGACCGAGCGCAAGACCCTCATCGAGAACCTGGACCGCGAGGCCGGCCTCGGTCTGGTGTCCCGCGTGACCATGGTCCGCGAGCTGCACCCAGGGCTCGACAGCGACGAGGCCGCGCTGGCCTTCCTCGTTGCGCAGAAGCAGCACGAGAACATGCTGGCCGATGCTCTCGGCGAGCTGGAGGTCGAGGAGGAGGACGACGCCGACATCGACGGCGCCCTGATGGAGATCTCCGCAGCACGCGAGATGATCCGCTCTGGCTCGGTTGACCGTGCGGCTCTCGACGAGGCGCTGCTTGCCATCGTTGCCGAGCTCGGCGGCGACGATGATCAGCCCGACATTGAAGACGGGGAGGAGTAGATGCCCGTCGAGCGTGGACAAGACAGCCAGGGACCGTTCTACCGCTGGGGCAAGCAGGGCAAGCGCTACCGCTACACAGCCGGCAACGAGGGCAGCGCGAAGCGTGCCAAGGCTAAGGCAACCCTGCAGGGCAGGGCAGCGCAGAAGAAGGCACCCGACAGTGGAGCCAAGCCCAAGCGCAGCGAGCGCCGACGAGGCAGCAGCAAGAACAAAGCCGGCAGCGCATCGAGCACTCGGGGCGGCATCAAGATCAGCGCCGAGACCGAGGACAGCCTCAAGCGCAAGGTGGCAGCACACAACGACGAGAACCCCGGCGCCGGCAAGCGCGCCACGCTGGGCAGGCTCAAAGCGGTCTATCGTCGTGGAGCCGGTGCGTTCTCGACGAGCCACAGCCCGAAGGTGTCGAGCCGGCAGCAGTGGGCCATGGCTCGGGTGAACGCGTTCCTGTACCTGCTCGCCAAGGGCAGACCGAAGAACAGCAAGTACACGACCGACAACGACCTGCTGCCCAAGGGTCACGCGAGGAGGCCGAAGAATGGCTGAGTCATACCGACCACCCGCAGCGGTAGCCCGTGCCGCCAGGCGCGCGCTCGACATCCGCGCCAAGCTGCCGCCATCGAGGAAGGCAGGCACCCCGGTGGGCGTCCGTCGGGCCAGCCAGCTCGCCAGCCGTGAGGCAGTCAGCCTCGACACCATCAAGCGCATGGTGAGCTTCTTCGCTCGTCATGGTGCATCACCCGGAAGCGCCGAAGCACGACGCGACCAGAACAGCAAAGCGGCACAGGCCTGGGGATTGTGGGGCGGAAACGCCGGACGGTCCTGGGCTCGCCGAATCCTTCGACAGCAGGAGCCCCGATCATGAGCGACGAGAAAGAGCACACGGAGATGAGCGCCCTCAAGGCGTCCATGCGAGCCGTCACCGAGGAGCGCAATCGACTGCGCGCCGAGGTCAACACCTGGAAGGAGCAGGGCGCCACATGGGAGGCCAGCACCAAGACGTTGACCGAGCAGGTGAGCAAGCTCCAGGGTGAGCTCACCAGCACGAAGAGCCACCACGAGCAGGACCTCCAGCTCTCCAGCCTGGGCATCACCAGCAAGCGGGGCCGGCGTGCCATCCGCCGAGAGTACAGCGATGCAGTCGCCGACCTCGGCGAAGGTGCAGAGGCGCCAGCGTTCGGCGCGTTCGTCGACGAGCTCAAGGCTGACCCGCTCTATGGCCGGTGGTTCTCCACAGATGCGGAGAAGCCTGCGGAGAAGCCAGCCGAGGCCGCACCAGCAGCCAAGGCTCGACGGAAGCCAGCCGCCAACCCGAACGCCGGAGCGGCACAGCCCAAGGCACCCGCCGGCAACATCACCGCCGAGTCATACAGCACGCTGCGCGCCAAGCATGGCCGCAAGGCTGGACGGGTTGCGCTTGAACTGTTGCGGAAACAGGGCGTGGTCAAGTGAATGACTAGGTGATTGTTTCCAAATCGGATACAATGCACCTTGCATGGCTCCTTCGGTCGTCGGCCCGATAGCCCGACACGCAAGCCCAGCGACAAGGGCGGGCCAGCTACCAACCAGAACCGAAGGAAATTACCATGGCCTCTGTCACCACTACGGTGCTTGCAAACGGCGGGCTCGTCGCCTCCGTCCTCTCTGACCTCGTCGTCGAGCAGCTCTACGACCCGACAGACCTGACCGCGCTGATGTCCCGCATCCCCTGGAGCCCGAGCGGCTCCAAGACCCTCGACGTGACCAAGGACGCCATCCCCGGCGCCTTCGCCACCCAGGCCGAGACCGGTGCCGGCATCTCCGACAGCACCTACACCACCAGCGAGTTCTCGCTGACCCCCGCCCTGTACGCTCGCCAGTACAGCATCACCGACCTGGTCCCCGTTGCTGGCTCGGTCATCGACGTCGAGCGCGTCGCTGCCAACCTCGTCGCAGGCGTCGGTCTCACCATGACCGACCTCCTCTGCGCCCTGTTCGGCGGCCTGTCCAACAGCGTCGGCACCTCTGGCGTGGACCTGTCGGTCTCCGACTTCTACGATGCGATGTACCAGCTCAACAGCAGCAGCGTCTCCGGCCCGACCTTCGCCGCAGTCCTGCACCCCACCCAGATCAACGACCTGCTCTCCAGCCTCCGCGCTGAGGCCGGCGTTGTGTAGAACATCGCCGCGACCGCCGAGATGCTCGCCAGCAAGGGTCCGGGCTTCAAGGGTCGTTGGCTCAACGTCGACATCTTCCAGAGCGACTCCGTCGGCACGGCGAACGCTGGCGCCGACCGCGCTGGCGCGATGTTCGGCCAGGGCGCGTTCGCCTACACCATGGCGGACCCCCGCGTCATCCAGGGCCACATCCCGTCCGACAACATCCTGATGGCGAACGAGCTGATGCTGCTCGGGCTGTCCCGCGATGCTGCCAACTTCAAGAGCGCCCTCGTCGCTCAGATGTACCCGGCAGTCGTCGAG